CTGCTTTGGTGTCGCCAGCAGGAATAGTTATGTTAGCTCCTGTGCCTTGTGAAATTATTATGTTTTGAGAACCTGTAGTGCCGTTTTCAATAAACTGCATCCTACTTATAGTATTTGGTGCAATCGTAATCGTACAAGCTGAGTCAAGTGTACCTGTATATTTAAGGTACATAGCTCTACCAGGATCAGTTGCTCCATCAGCTACAGTAGTAGTGTGAGTATCTGCGTTAGTGGTAATTGCTTCAGTACCAAATCCAAGAGCTTCACCAATCAACTCCAGGTTGGTATTCGTGCTCGTGCCCCAAGTTCCTGACTCATCACCAGTAGCTATTTCTTTTAGTCTTAAATCATTTACATAAGTAGCCATTTATATCTCCGTTCAATTGATTATATTCTCTTTTTTCATAAGTGTTAAGCAACTTCTTCCCATCCTGGGGTTTGAGAATCCGAAACACTTGTCCAATTAGGGGTTTGCGAATCTGTTATTCCAGACCAATTAGGGGTTTGCGAGTCGTCCACAGGTCCCCAAACGAGTATTTGACTAACAGCTCCTGTTGCCTCTACTCCTGTAGGAGCTACAATAGCTTGAGCATTTATAGTTAATGTACCTACTTCTCCTGTTCCTGAAACACCTGTGATACTGATGTTATTTTCAGTGAGAATAGTAAGACTTGCTATCGCTCCTGTAGCTGTTACACCTGTAGGGAAGACGTTAGCGTCGCACGTTACTGTTTCATCGCCTAGCGATATTGTAGAAGCTGTACCTGAAACACCTGTTATTGCAGCACCTGCAGTAATTACATTACCTAGTGCTGTTGTTCCCGCTAGACCTGTTACAGCTTGGTTTGCCGCACCTGTGGCTGTAAGAGAACCTAGACCACTTGTACCCGCTAGACCTGTTTCAGTTACGTTTGCTGCACCTGTAGCAACCAAAGAACCCAGACCGCTAGTGGCTGCTAAACCTGTTTCAGTTACAACTGCACTTGCAGAAACAGTAACTGAGCCTAGTGCAGAAGTTGCTGCTAAACCTGTTTCTGTGACATTAGCTTGTCCTGTAGCTGTAAGTGATCCAACCGAACCTGTACAAGTAACACCTGTTTCAGTTACGTTCGCGTCACAAGATACTGTTTCTGTACCTAACGCAGAAGTACCTGCAACACCTGTAAGGTTTACAGTTACATTAACTATTGCGGGCTGACCCCAAGGACCATCGCCCCAGCCAGCTCGACCCCAACCTGCCATTTAGAGGTTACGCTATTCTTATAACTGCGTTACTTGCGTCTGCTGTTGGAAATTGAATAGTAAAACTTCCTGCAGTTGATGTTTTATCGCCGCCAAAATCAAACACAGCAACAGCTGGATCTCCAGAGGCTGAATCATTAAAGATCATACACCCTCTTGCTGTAACTGTGGCTGTTCCAAATGTCAGATCATTAAAATCTGTAAACGCCGTGGTTCCAGATGATGTGGGATTAACATTAGTCAACGCTGCTCCTTTAGCAGTGTAGTTCGTTCCAGTAGCTTCGTTCGTTGTTGTATACGCTGTAGTAGATGCACTCATTGTGGCACTACTGGTATATAAAGCTAAATTAAACGTGTTTCCACCTGAAGCTTTAAAATTGTGCACACCTTCTAAAAGTTCTTTTTTAAAAGAAGTACACATTGCTTGTGTTATAGCCATTATAGTCTCCTTATAATATTTGCTAGGTCTTTTTGACCTTGTTTTTCTAACTCATTACATATTGTACAAACATGGTTTTTTACAGCCTCATTCATGTAATAGGTAATAACGTGTTTGCATGCTTCTTTAAAAACATGCGCCTGATCCCTAATGGGTGCAGGGGCGGTGTCGCTAATAGAAACTAATCTATCAGTTGCCATTTGTGCGACTTCTTCTACAGTATGCCCTCTGTGATTTGTCGTGACAACTCCAAGGTTGCCAACTTCTGTATCAGAATTAAGTGAAAACATTAATACTCCTCTGGTTCTGGTGGTAAATCATTTCTATCAATCATCTGAGGTATTTTAGGAGTTTCCTCTTTTATTACCTCAGACCAATTACATACACTCATTGTACCATTTTTTGAATAAGCAACAACTGGATCTTTTAAACGATGATAACCATACAATTTTTCTTTAACATCTACGTTAGTTTCTAAAAGATTAGATCGAGGAGCCACAGAGACGTCTATTCCGTTTTCCATGCACTTAGCTAACCAAAACTCACAACAAGCCTTACCTGATTCAGCAAAATGCATATTAGTTTTATATGTGAAGTCTACGCCAAAAACTGTTAAATGACTTACCTTATTCCATAAAGCAAAAGCTATTGCATAGGCGACTGTATTATTAAAGTATGCACAGCCTAAGTCTTCAACTAAATTAGATAAAGGATATTCTTCTGCATAAGGAATTCTTTCATCTAGTTCGCAGGTATAAATAGGATATTTAGCTTGAGGAAGATATTTCCTCATCATTTGAGTCATACTTCCTGCGTCTTCAGTATCTAAAAACCTGGACATTGGATCTAAAATAAAAGCTCGATCTATTTCTGGAAGAACACCAATCATGGCATTTATAGCCCATATCTCATCAAAAGCTAGGCTATGTGTTCTTGATAAATGATAATCTATTTGACTTTGACCCATTGCCACCAAAGCAACGTTTGCATTTTCTAATTCGCGAATGGGTTCTTTTATCATTTTTATTGAGGAGGTATTCTAAGACTATCATATCTTGACTCGTCCCTCTCATCTTTTGACTCACCTAATAGTTTTAATCTTTCCAATCCTTCTTGATACTTAACATCATAAGTTTGTATTTCTGCAGGGGGTAGCTTCATAAAAATAGCTGCTTCAACTAAAGCACCATATAACAAAGTGTTAGAAGCATTAGTTGACAACCATGTAGAACCACTGTCTCCAGAATCCACTAAAGAAGTTGGTCTATAAAAATAATGTAATTCGAACGTAAAGTTACTATTTGGCGTCGGAGCTAAAATAAAAGTATCGTCATCGAATAAAGCATAAAACAAAGGCTCTCCTGTTGTAGCTGCCGCAGGTGTATAATCTCTAATCCAAGAAACGTGTTTTAATAATAAATAATTATAATTACTGCTGCTATCTATAACTGCTAAACTATTAGGAGCTAAAAAATCGGTAGGAGTTGCCAAATACGTATTTCCTGACGAACCCGTTCCCGTAACGTTTTTTCTAAAAACAGGTAGTTCTACAGATTTTAAAATCTTTTCCTCTGCTTGTTTTATAAACGTTGGTATTGTGTTAGTAAAGGTGGTTTCACTGTTATCCATGTAATTTTGGATAGCAGTTGTTAATTCGCTGTATGTAAATCCTGCTGCCATTAGTCTGTACTCACTGTTACATCACCCAAAGCTGTTTTTCCTTGTTCTCCAGAAAACGCACTTCCTATGTTTGGATCGTCTCTAAACCTCATCATATTCGTTCCTTTTTGACTAATAACTGCGTCAGAAGGATTTCTAGTGGTAACTCTACCTAACTGTGCTTGAGGTAATGAAACATCAGGTCTTGGTTGCCATAATGATTCTGCATCAACAGGAGGATGCACGGGATCTAATTGTGGGTGTTTAGGTTCATAACATTCAGGACAAACCCTAGTGTGATCCCATTCAGTTTTCATAGAGAGATATGGATACTTAAATCCACATCTATCACAGATTGCATTTGCATATTTACCTGTTGCGTAAGCCATTAAGGATATCCTCTCCTGTCGGGTACTAAATGAACAGATGATCTATCTTCATCATATTTAATAGCGTTTTCTAAATTTGTTTCGTACAAAGGCTGAATCACAGAAAGTTTTTGGGTGTTCTTTTTTAAACAAAGATAATATGCTAAACCTGAAACCAAACAAGGCATAAACCTATTCGGAATATCTAAATCATTCACAGATGCCGTGGCGTCTTGGATTCTTTGCCAAGAATAGTAAATGAGTTTGTCGGTTGAATTCTCTGGTGTGGGATAAAGATGAATAACAGGTGTTATTAATCTCTCTAGCCAAAATTGTGTTGGTCTAGCTTCCGTTGCCTTTACGGGAATATTTACATATTCGTTACGGTCAATACGACTTAATGAAAAATCAGTTACTGTAGTCCCGACTGTTCTTTGAATATACGCGTCTAAAATATCGATATCGTATTGGTTTAAGGTATATGTTTCATCTCCTTTTGTCAAAGCTTGTTCTACTTTAACAACTTCCCACATCTGAATACCTCTGTTTGCCCAATCTGCAAACATAATATTTAAAGAACGCCTAGCAGTAACTGCGTCATATGACGTGCGGGCTTCCAAGCCCGCAAGTTCATATGCCTCTTCTATTGCTGTCGCTACATCTAAACTAAATGTACGAGTTCCTGAAGTTGCCATATTTTAACAATGATAAGCAACGAAAAAGTCGCAATTAGCTAATACGACGTATGCTCCAGTTTTAAAATAAACTCCATCGTTCGGTAAGTAATGGTCAAACGATTCGTTTGCCGCACTACCAAACTTAAATTCCATTAGAAGTTTAGTTCCAGAAGCACCTGTGCCGTCGTACACTTTTATAGTAGCATCAGCAGCACTTGATTGAGCCTGTACAGATTGGATCCTTAATGGTCCCAAATTAGTTGCTGTACCTGCTCCACTTCCTATAGTACCTTGTAATTGACCAGTAGAGGTCAAAGGCACTGAGGCTTTTACATCTGATGAGCTCATATTAGTCTCCTATTAAGCGTCGGCGAATGGTGTAACTATAGTTCCTGAACCTAAAATAATTCCTTCAACAGCATACTTTGCAGAAGCTATTGCAGTTACTTTTACAATACTGCCAGCGAGTCCGCCTTTTGTACTTCCGTTCATAGTAATTACATCATTTGACGCACCAGATATAAAAGTTTTACCTGTAGCGTCATCTTTACCATTGTAAAGACCTCCAACAAACTTATCAGTTCCGTCTGTTAGTATGTCCATATCTGTTGCAGCTGTTTCAACAACAAAGAAAAAACTTGCACCTAAATTGTTAGTTTGATTAGGATCATCGTCTCTTCCTGGTGCTGTAGCTACAATACTTGGTAAAGTAAATTTACCGTCTGCATCGTTACAAGTTAGTATTTTACCTGCGTGTGCCGCTACCGTAAGTGAAGTGTCCGCCGTTAGGCTTACCACTACTGCATTACCTGCTGAAATAAAACCAGCTAAAGATTTAACTGGTCCTGAAAATGTCGATTTTGCCATAATTAAGTCTCCTTAATACTCTATCGTCTTGGCGAGTCTGCTAGGTCAGTCGATAGATAAATTATTTTTTCCCTAGATCTTTTGTCATTCTATCTTATAAATTTCAAAAAGAAAAGGGAAGCCGAAGCCTCCCTTTCCATACGAACCAGATAGAACTTACGCTCCTGGTGAACCGAAGATTCCTCTCCAGTCACTGAATCCGAAGCTGTAACGCTCTCTAGCCTTATATCTAACATTTCCAGTTTCGAAGTCGCCTTCCATGCTTGTTGATACAGGTGTTCTAACGAAGTGCTTAAGACCATTAGGAACATCAGTTTTTAGGAAGAATGCGTCAGTATCTGTTAGATAGTGATTTACCGCATATCCGCCTGAAACCATGCCCATATTTCTTATAGCATTGATATCGTTGTCAGAAGTGTTAACTCTTCCAGGACTTTCCATAAGTCTGTCAGCAGTAAATTGCAAAGCAGGTGGAATTATTAATTTCGTTGCTTGTGCATTTATTTTTAAACCTCTTTCATCTTTGAAGTCAGCAATATCAATTAGTGCTTGTTCAAGTGAAGTTTCGTTTAAGTCTGCTGCTGTACTAAGCTCGTTTTTCTGGTCAATGTTAGCAACCGTTGGGTGATCAGTCGCGCAAAGTTCTTTACCATCACCACCAACAAAGCTGGAGTTGAAGGCGTTATTAAGAACATTCGCTGCTTTCACTTGTTTAGTTGTTTGCATTGAACGTGCTAACGCTCTTGTGTACCTTGAAGCAAGAGTATCATAAAGATTATCTTCAATAGCTTCTTCAGTTAAAGCAAAAGCTAACGCTACAGTTTCATGTGAATAGCGGGCTGTCCAAGCTTCTTGCGCTGTGTCGTAAACGACTCCTGCGCCTTCACCTTTAACAGATGCTTCACCGAAACCAGTTAACATTACTTCTTCCTCAAAAGCTCTTTCAGAAGTTTCTGTGTCGAAGATATCTTCATGTTCGTTGTCATAACGATCATACTCTAGTCCAAACAGTGCATGTAGTCCAGGAGTTAACTCTTTGACTAATTGTGCTCTATTAATTGCCATTGTTTATTCTCCTAAATTAGACCGCAAATGTATTGGTCGGGAATGTGAAGTAAGCTCTTGCATAAGCGCCAATCGAATTCGATGGAGCTAAGTTAAAACCTACGCATAACGCCACACCAGAGGAAGTAGTTGCAGTAACACCTTCTTTTGATCTACCGTTGGTTGTAGAACCAGCAGTTGTAGAAAGCGTGTACTTATTGCCGATAAAACTTACAGCAGGTGTTCCCGCAGTAAATTGAGCTTCGTAAACGATCCCAGGATCGTTATAAACCAAAGCTTCAGCATCCGCACTTCCTTGAGTAGCAGTGGAAGCAGTCCATACTTTAGAAAAAGTAGGCTCGCCGTCAGTAGCTGTGTAAAATACGCCGTAAAACACACCTATAGGGGTGTCAGTAGCTCCCGCTTGTTGAACATAACCACTAGAAAGTGTAACTACGTCTCCACTAAAAATTGAAGTGCCGTAGCCACTAGCGATTCTCATACGAGCAGGTCTAATAACTCCTCCATACATGTGGTAAGCTGGCGTGAACCCGTTAGGGGCATCAGTATTAGCCATGTTATATACCTCTATATAAAATTATTATTAATCAGACGACTCATTATTGGGTCGACTACCAAATTGAACCTTTGATGACCTTTGGATATCACTATCTTTAATGGGCATCTTAGGATCGCTTTCTCGCATATAGTTATGGTCTACACCGTTAAGTTGATCCGCTGTTTGTGATTTAAAATAAGCGTCTCTTTCTTGTGCGGTTTCGACTGGAACTTTTGCGAGTATTAAACCTCCAACTCCTATGACTCCCGACCTGTTTCCGTCGTCTATTGTAGGGGCTTCGAAATCAGGATAATCTTCTGCTCTCACAGGTTCATATCCCTCCCTAATACGTTTTGACATATTAGATTTATCATCTTGTCCTCTTATGGACTCACGGATCCAACGATGTTGGTATCCAGGAGGGGCTTCAGGGGCGTCTAACATAGACGGGGGTTGCCAAGGTTTTCTGCGAGTTTGAGTTTCTCGAGTCTCTGCAGACCTGGAGTTTCTTGTATTATTGTTATCTGTCATGTTTATACTCCTTGCTCAATATGTTTTGCATATTCTTCTAGTGGCACGTTAAGTCTTTTAGCTATTGCTACCTGACTTGGCGTGAGTTTTATTTTGCGCGCACTACTTTTCTTGCCTATAGCACCTCTGCTAGAAGCTGCAACTTGCTGCGCGGGTGCAGATTGCTCTTCCGAAAACTTTTGAGGAAAATACTGTCTAATTTTAGCATCTACTTGATCATAGTAACTGTCAGAATGAGGATCAACTCCTTCTTCTATAAGTTGTCTATGTATCCCAAAGGCTGCGTAAGTCATAGCTTGATCATTCCCAAACCATTCGTTTTTATTAGCCCATGCCTCTGCTTTTGGATCTGGTTGAGGCGCTGTAGATTGTTGAAAATTAGGAACCTGAACTTCTTCCTCAGTAGAAGTTTGTCTTGCTTGTTGTTGCGCAGAAAGTCTTTTAAGGTTTTCAGCTTCTGCTGCACTCCTTGAAAGTAATTCTGTTGCACTAGCAATATCATCAGGATCTCCCTTTTCTTGAGCCTCTCTTAAGTTGATTTTGGCTCTTTCAAGATCCGATTGTATCCTATTGTCGTACTCTTTGAAAAGGGAAGAATCGGAATTCTTTAATTTTTCTTTTAGCTGAGTATTATCTGTATGAACGCTTTGAGCGTAATTTACTGCCTCGTCGCGTTGTCTTTCAGCCTCTCTCATTTTATAAGTTAGCTTATCTATACGTTTTTGTACGCTTTCGCTAACTTGATCTAATTCCTGTTCTCCAGAGTCAACAGCCTCTTGAACAGGAGCTTCTTCCACTTCCGTAATCGAATCGTCTACGTCAGCTTCTCTTATATCGACTTCCCCTTCAGGAAGTTCTAGTTCTATTTTTTGTGCTTCTTCTTGCATGGTATTCTCCACGTTTATGATAATATATCCTCAGGATTATCGATTACAGCTAAAATCTCGTCATCGTTTAAAAGACGCATATCGCCTCCTTCAATCTTAAAACGAGCTCCAGCATATCTTCCGAATATAACCCAATCACCTTCTTGACACCAAGCTCCGTCTGGAAACTTATTTTCGTCTCCATACGCATCAGGTCCAAGTCTAACAACATAGCCAACAACAGTTGCTAGTGATTCTCTATCAACAGTTTGTTTCGCTAAATGTATTCCACTTTTAGTTACTGATGGTGGTGTAAAGGGTAGAATTAATATTCTATATCCTGTGGGGTGCGGTAATTTTTCCGTGTGCGAGTCTAACGTCTCAACAGTAAGTCCAGCTTCCTGTTCTTCTACAGGTTTTGGGGTATCACTGCCAAAATTATCTACTCGATTTGGAACAGTTTCAGTCATCTATGTCCTCCATATTTGAATTTAAGGTTTGAATTTCCTGCTCCGCTATATTCAAACCCGCTATTTCGCCAACTATTCTTTGATATTGTTCAAAATCTTGAACGCTACCTGTAGCTAACGTTTGCGAAAGATCATCTTTTCTCTTTCGTATTTTTTGGAGCAAATGCTCCGCTGCTTTTATATAGTCCACTAATTACTTAATGTATCTATAATAAAGAAGTCCTTTTGATTGACCATACCCAGCTTTCATCTTAGCTTCCTCTCCTGCGACTTTATTATCTTTGATAATTAGTTCGCCAGCTTTAACTTCTTCTGTTCTAGTGTCGTCTTGAACAGAAGGATCGCTCATAGCTGAAGATTTAGCTGAAGATTTAGGTGCTGGATAAGTGTCATTATTAAAATATTTATTCATACCTAGTCCTCTCTAGTGGTTTGTTTTACTGTTTTAACCAGTTCGTTAAAATTCTTTTCTACGTCTCTTTCGTTTCGTAACTCAAGTTCCTGTAGATCGATAGCAGTTTTTACTTCTTGCGCATCACGGTTAGCCTCTATACGTTCTAACTCTACTTGTGCGTTAATCTGAGCTTTTTGCATTTCAGCTTCTAGTCTACGTTGTTCGCTCATATCTTTCTGCATTAATTCATCACGTTCTTGTTGTAATTGTTGTTCAAACATTTCACGTTGTGGATCTCGTTGAGCCTGTGCTTGTGCTTGTGCCATCGCCTGAGCTTGTCCAGTAACTTGTTGTGTTGCTGTCGCAGCAGCTACCGCTATTTCATTCATCATCTCAGGCGGCATAGGTTGATCTAGTGGAGGTAATGGTTGACCAAGAGCCTGTTCTATTTGTATTCTATATAGCATCGCTTGGTGTTCTTGTATATTCGCACCAATGATCTGTAACACCGCAGGGTTTTGTTGCACCATAGGGTTTTGTAAAAATGCGCTATGCGCCGCTATATATGCTTCGTGGTTTTGAAACTCGAATGCTTTTATTGGGTTTCCAGTTAGCGCAGCTTGTTGCTCGCTAACTGGATCTCTTGGGGGTATTTCTTGTTCTTGAGGTAAAATTGCATCTATATCTTTTATATTTAAAGCAAGATACATTTTTCTATATGCCTCACGTAAATTATGAATATCTGGTGCGGCTTGTGCCATTTGTAATTGTGTTTGTGCTAAAACTATCCTTTGCGTCATACTAAAGATATTTGGATCACTTACAGGGATTACATCTACAGATTTATCAAAATCGGAAGCGAATACATTTTCAGATGCCCCCTGAACTGAATAAGGATATTCAGGAGGCAAAAACTCACTAAAGACTCTTTTTAATATTTTAAATTCTTGACGCTGTGCATAATGTAAACGTTTATGTATCGCAGACATAACGCGCTGACCTTTTTCTAATAAAGCTACAGTAGTACCGACTGGGGCTTCAGAGTTACCGTCACTCGTAGGTTGCTCAATAGTTGCTGCAAATTGTTTACCAGAATCAATTAAAACACCTAAAAGATTAGTTAGTGTTGCGCTTGGTTCTTTATACGGTAAAGGAAGGAAAGAATCTGATAATCTACCACCAGGAACGTCAACGTCTCTCCACTCTCCTGGTTGTAATGGGTCATCGTGTTTTTGAATATTTAACCCACGAGATTTAAATCCCGCAGGTAAATTAGATAACGTTCCTGCATCGATGAGTTGTCTTAATATCGCCGTTACTGATCTGGTCAATCCGCCCATCATGTGAATTAAGCCGAATCCATAAAATCCTAGTCCAGGCAAAAATTTAAAGTGGGTGAAGTGCTCTATCTTTTTGCGCATGGGGTCATTAGGATCATAATTTGGACGGATTGCCAAAACTTCATTGTTATCTTTGCAGATAGTTACAATGTACGGTAGCGCTATTCCTGTTTCTTCACCATTAGCGTTTCTGTCTTCGAATCCTTCGATATCTAAATCAACATGTACTTCTAGTAACGTATATTCCTCACTTTGTGCAGTTCTTGAGATTCCTTCGAGCTCGTCTATCTTATCATCAAGCTCAGTTGTGTTTATTGTCGCAGGATCGTTCATAGAAGTCTCTCTATAGAACCCAGATATTTGTAATTTACGCATTTCGTTTTCTGTCATGTACATAACATGCGTAATTCTTGGTGCAGTAAGTAAATCTACTGAATAATACGGAACAACTAAGTCTTCTGCCTTAATAAAACGTGATGTTGCGCGTCCTAGCGACGGATCGTAGTAAATTTTCTTAAATGCTGAACCTGAAAGCGGTAAATAAAACAATAATTGATCCATTTCGGGATCAAACTCTTCCATTTTGTACGTAATTTGGTAATTCATGAAGTTTTTAACGCGATTTGCTTTTTCTAACTTCGCGTCGTTAGTAACTCCAAGTACTTCTACGTCAACTGGTCCGCCAGCAGGCAATAATTCTTTATAAGCTTGTGATTGAAACTGTGTTACGGCTTCCGAAAGTATTGGATGGTGCACACCTGACGCTCCTTCGAACGGTTCGGAGCGATCTTCGCCTCTAATACCTAATAAATCTAATCCTTTGCTAAAAGTTGTGTACCAATCGTCTCTTGAATTTAAATCTTCTTCGTAATATTCAATTAATTCACTTGCGATTTCTTGTAATTGACGTTCGTCTAGTGCTTCGGCGATATTTTCACCAAAAGGTAAATCAATTTCTTGTTGTGGGTCAAACCCTATGGTAGCTGATCCGTCCTCCGCTAAAAATACTTGCGTATTTTCTGGATCAAACATATCAGGTTGTTCGATTTCGATATCTAGTTCTTCCTCAGCTCCTGGAATTACGGAAAATGGTGATCTTTCTATAGCCATATATGCAAACTCTACTACTTATTTCATTAATAATAAACCCTTTGCGTTCTAGGGTAATCATACTCGTCTTCATAGTCGGTGGTTAAACTTAAAAATCCACCTTCTCTAAACCTTGCTAACGCTAAAGTTGTGGCGTCAACTAAGTCATCGTTTTCGCCACCAGGAAAATCAGAAACTTCTTCCATAAGTTCCTCACCCCACCTAGTTTCAGGCACCCAAATTCTACCGTCTTGGAAAATCGGGCTAACCGCATTCAGTCTTGCAATCTTATCTTGCCCTTTTCCTGGAGAAAATGTATTTACAGGTATGCCTACTCTGCGTAATTCTTGTACTAACGGAATCCCTGACGCTTTTGATTCAATAATTACCGTATCAGGTTCCCAATAATCGTATAAACGTAACGCTTCGTTTTTTAATTCAGGAAAATCGAAACGTTCTTTAATACAATCTAATAAAACTAAATGCGCTTCATCACCGTTGTAGTGTTCTTCGCCTATTTTTCCTTCGGGATAGAACACACCCCACGTTGTTATCGCTGTAAAGTCAGCTCTTTCTGATTTTAAAAACGCTGTATCGTAACTTTGTATTAAATAATCGCAAGCTGGCGGCTTATCTTGATCCCAAATCATAAACCAATCTTTCGGTATTATCGAAATACCCTCACCTGTTGGTCTTTGCATGTACTGCGACGCCCATTTCGACGGACTAACAGAAGCTTTTATTGTTTGTAATTCTTCTAACGACCAAAAATTTTCCCATAATGATCTACCGCTAGGTAAAATCGCAGGAAATTCAATCAACTTCCATTGGTCTGCGCCTTCGTCTTGTGTCATTTTCTTAATTAAACGCCCCGTTAGATCTTTTTTCGACCAACGTGTCATTACAATTACGATAGCACCTCCAGGTTGTAACCTTTGTCGTGGTCCCGACATGAACCATTCGTACGCTTCTTCTAATGCTTTATCCGACATAGCGTCTTGTTCGGAATGCGGATCGTCAATAATAAACAAATCAGCACCCCTACCTGCTAATGCACCTCCAATACCTGCCGCGTAATACTCTCCGCCTTGGCTTGTTAACCATTTACCCGCCGAACGGCTATCTGCTTTTAGTTCTGTTTCAGGAAAAAGTTCTTTATATTCATCGCCGTCGATTAAATCCCTAACTTTTCTACCGAAGTTAATCGCAAGGTCAGCGGTGTGCGTTGCTTCTATAATTTTTAATTTAGGATTTTTACCTAAAAGATACGCAGGAAACAAATGAGACGCAAATTCTGATTTCGTATGTCTAGGCGGCATATTTATTATTAGCCTTTTTAGCTTGCCTGATGCTATTTCATCAAAAGCCGCCGCCATTTGTTTATGGTGATTTCCATCTATAAAATCTGACCACATAGCGCGGACAAAATCCATAAAGGTACTTGTTGATTTTTCTTGGAAGTCGCGTTTTTCGAGTTCCTCTAATAAAACAGTAAACTCTTTTGCTTCTGCTTTATTAAGGTGGTCTAAGTTAATTCCCTTTAAGAGTTTTAACTTTTCTCTTTTGTCTTGCGACATAGGTTATTTTAAAGTTTTATTTAAAGCGTCAAGTTCGTCTTGTAACCTAAATAATCTATCCATATCGACAGGTTCGCCTTGACGTCGCATACTGTCCATTCTAAATATATCTTGGTTTATTTGGTCACGTCTACCTAATAAATCTTTTCTCATTTTAGGATTCATTCTATTCCTTAACGAAGTAATCCCTGTATCTTTTAACTTTGTTAAATCAAGATTGCCTTGTGTCGGTCGTTCAATATTGATTGGTCCACGCGGTCCACGGTTCGTGGTCATCCTTCTGCCTGACTGAGTTAGTGGTGGGGTAGCAACTCTATTAAGTACATCCGTACCGACTCGGAGTCCTGACTGAGAGGTTGGTAAGGTAGAAACTCGGGCTCCTAGCTGAGTAAGTGGTGGTCGCATAATATTCGCCATTTGATTAACGAATCGTGTCTTAGCTCCTGGAAGCGGTAGTAAAGAAGCGACGCCTAGTCCTGCGATTGTTGAAGCGCGTTTGCCTTCTGGTGTTTGGAGGTATTCTGTTAATGCTTTATTTTCGGATAACTTCCTTTCGCTTTCCCTTTGTAAGTTTCCTGAAAAGTTATCTAAAAAAGTTCTAAAGGTACTGCGATTGTCTGGGGCTGGCTTTACCACGTATTCTTCAGCTTGGAACACAGGAAGATTGGTGTTTCTCATTTCATTAAACAATTCTAAGTCTTTATCAGAAATATCTCTCCCCTGTTGTTGTGTAGCTAACATTCGTCTAATGTCTGCGTCTGAGATTGTTCTTCCTTGTTGTCTTTCCATAAGTAAAGCAGTTTAATTTATAAATGGTTCTCTTAGCGCGTATCTTATTCTGAAAACCATAGTTCTGTAAAGATTAATCCAGTTCCTCAATTATTTTAACAATGCGATTTAAACCAGCTTTCGGGTTTTGTTTTTGTCTTGCCGCCGCTGCGCGGATCGCGGGCAGATTGGCTTTAAGTAATTCCAACGTGTATTCGCTTACTTCACTAAGGTCAGTACCACCTTTGCTTTGTGCAAAAAAGTCACTAATTAATTCGTCTAAGTTTTGATTAACGCGGGACGTGCCTGCTCCTCTACGTTTACCGAACCGTTCAAAACCTTCCCCCGAACCGCGAGCCATGAGTGACGGTAAACCTGCAAGGGCTTCCGTTACTTGTGGCGGAACCATGGAAGCTAGTTTTGAAGCACCTGTATTTAATGCTTGGGATAGGATTCCTACAGGAGCCTTGGGTGCGAATAATGAAACCTCTTGTAATCCAGGATCTTGTTCTGCGAGTTTCAATACTCGATTGATTTCGTCTTGTTGTTCGCGCTCAATCTGAGCTAAACGAGATGGATCACCACCTTCGGCTAGTTCAATTTCGTACGGACTTACACCGAAATTTTTGCCGCCTTCGATTGGGTCATCAAACTCATCTAAATCAAAAGGGACTGTTCGTTTGCGCATACCTTCAAGATCGGGAGCGAAACGTGGATCTTTTTGTCGTTTTAAAAACGCATATGTTTCAGGATCAACCATCGAGCCTTCTTTGTATAACTGCTCTATTAGATCAGAAAAAGTTTGATAATCTTTATCAACTTTGTCGTATTCTTTTTCAAGCTCAATTTCTGTTAGACGGTTGATCTTCATAAGTAAAGTAGTTATGTGTATAACAAGTTGGTCATAATATAACTCGAAAAAATTTTTTCGCAAAATTTTTTTGCATAGGGACTTTTTCAAAAATACATGCAAAACTGAGGCTGAAACTAGGTGCGGGCGGGTGGGTACCCCGCTACGCGGTAAAAGGGGGGTTACCCCTTTACTTATAGGCTTATATATTATCGTTTAGTAGAGAGCGTTTATGTGCCTTATAAGGTATGTTTAAGGGTAAGGGTTAGGTAGTTAAATAGTAGACATAAAAAAAGGGTAGCCGATAGACTACCCTTTAATAGATAGGTTAAGTTATTTAACTTTTCTAAATATCTCTAACTTACCTGCTTTCTTAGACCACTCTTTATCACCTAATGTTTTAGCTAGATAAGTATTCATTATCTTACTAGGTGTTTGTTCATAAGAACGCCCGTCATCATAACCCCAAAAGGCATCACCAGTACTAGTTTCAGCAAAGGTATTAACTTGTCCTAGTGTAGCTGTACCGCCTAACTCAAAAAGAATATTACATATCTTTTTAACTTGTGGCGGGCATACTTCATAAGCACTAGCATCAGCACCTAAAGTTAGTTTTAAATGTACGCTTGCATTATTACCTCTAGCGCCAGTGTTAGTGAATGGGTTAGTAGCTGATTTAGTGTTAGCTTTCACATCTTTATTTATAGTTTTCATAATTATTATTATTAGTTAATGTGGTCTTATGTCTGTGCCACATGACGTATTATATATTAATTAGTTATATATACAACTATACGTACTTAAATAATTAAATATTTATTTATATATATTCCGTCTTTTTTCCGTGGCTCGTGGCTCGTGGCTCGTGGCGATTCTACAGAATCTACAGATTCCACAGATTCAAGTGAATGGGTAAGGGTAAGTGTAGAGTAGAGTCAGGGATAGAGTGATAGAGTGATAGAGTAGAGTGATAGAGTAGAGTGATAGAGTAGATTACGATTGAGTAAACTCTCCCTCAATCACGTTCGACTCGGTCGCTCGTTTCTTAATCAACTCTTCGAGTCGAGTGAGTATGTCGTCCTTGGACATCATGTCGATCTTCGCGGTCAACACCTCGCGTCTATCGATGTAGAGTCCGCCAGCCTTGCCTCGATGAACCTCGGCGGTGATGGCTGCGGATATCTGACCTTGGTCCTTTGCCTCTTCTCGTAGATCGTGGAGCGTGGACAGGTGGCTCTCCAAAGAAACTGCATCTCGCTCCGCGAGTGACATTTCTAACTCAATGAGGTAGTTTCGAACGACTGGGTTATGATTGAGTAGAACACTGCCTTGAGTCTTAGCCCCCTTGCGATCCTTCGTATAGCCTGCTTTCATCGCAGCATCAGTGGCTGTCATGCCTTTAATGTACTCTCGACAGAACTTCTTTTGCTTGGCGTTAATGGGTTGCCATTTCTTACCGCTTTCGTCGATGAGTGAGTTTCCGTCTTCGGATGGAACGAGTGGAGTATAGGTCAGTTGTTTCATTCTATTTACCAACATTTCTAATAGAGTTATTACAATAATAATAGAAAATTAATAAATAAAATAGTTTTCTCGTGCCCTCTCTCCTTCTTACCTGTTCATTTCTAATAGTTTAATAGAATTCTATTACTTTTGCTTTTTCACACAATCCACTGTCCACGAGCCTTTCAGCTCGATTCTATTAGTTTATTACTTCTATTAGTAGTTCTCGTAAACTTTTTTCAAAAACTTTTTTATTTTCTAAAACTACTAATAGGACTTTTCTAATAATCACATTCCGTCTTCGTCGTAATAAATCGCCGACTCGGTTACTCCGAAAGTTTCACCTTGTCTCGGTGCTGGATCAATCGGTTCGAGTTCATATCCTACAACTTTGTAGTCTTTATCGTACTTATGTACATACCAGAACTTTTCGCCTGTTTCGATATCCTCGAGCAACGCATCT